GTGCTTCAATTGGAACCCATGCTTTTGAATATGTATGTTCTTTTATTTTGCGCATTTTTAAAAGCGAGCCATCTAGCATCATTTCCGACTCCTGAACAGACATGTTAAACATGTCGTCCAATTGCTCAATTGAATACAGTCGGCTTTGATGTATCCTCTTGACAACATCAGACATTCGTTTTGCCATTACTGACCCGCGACCACGGTTCATTTGAACATGCAAAATCATTGCGTCAATATCGGACAAATCAATTTTTGTGCACAAAATTGACTTTGCATATTTCTTGGAAAGAATTTTAGATTGAGATATTGCGATTATTCTTTGATGGCCATCGATGATTGTGTTTGATGATTCCTGCACAAGAATTGGATTTAACAAACCATATTTTTCAATTGACGAAATCAGTATTTTTATATCTGGTTTAAGAATATAATTGACTCTCCATGGCGCCGGATTAAGCAACGATGGATTAATCGACGACATAAAATTTACAATCAGAGCTCGATTTGTGCGCGTACGTTGGCATTCAGCGTCCGCAGTGCATCAATGCTTGTTCGCAAAGATAACAATTTCTCGCGTTTTGCCTTGACTAGCGCTTCTGCTATTTCGTAATCTTCTTTCATCTGTTCCATTTTGTAGTGCGACCACTGTTCTCTGTCGGTGATGGTTCGGTGGCCCTTGCCCGCAGCACCAAGATATTCTTTTGCCCACTCAGCTTTATATCGAGCATCTTTCTTTGCAGCGTCAACAGCGAGAATCTCAAAATTCTCTGTCTCTTTTTCAAGCATTTCAAGCAATCGCATTATTTCTTTTTCAATATCAACTTGGCTAATTGGTTGAGTTCTGTTCATTTATAATCCCCTCGAATGGTGACCAGTCTATCTTCTCTAGCGCCGCAAGCGAAATTGAAGGCCAGGTAAATTTTGCATAACCCAATTTAGCCAACACCATTTCCTCCAAAATCCAAGCATCGCACATATCGTCTGCATGCCCACCCTTCCAGACTATTCCCGTAATAGCTGATACAGAAGATATTACTTCAGACTTTCCAGCATTGCCCTTTCCGGTGGCAAACTTTGCGCGGCAGGTTGGCGGAATCACAACATAAGGAATATCCATAGAAAGAAGCAAGACCCTGACAACACCACCAAGCTCTCCAATTGAATGAGCCTGAGAGTGTCTCGCCGCAAATGCATAACCCTCTATGGCAACCGCGTGAATTTTATTTGCAACAATAATATTTCCTATTTCGCTTGTAATGTTTTGCAATCTTTTAGCACCGGAAGCATTAACGGATATATATCCTGCGTCGCCGTTATGACAATACCCAGTGGATGTGAGAGAAAGGTCAAGTCCAAGAATATTGAGTTGCACAAAAAAACCCTAGTCCAGAAACAAAGACCCGCCGGCCCATTAGCCAAAGACCGGCGGGATTTCATACGAATTTTCACCCGTATTTACTTTGCGTAGTTGTCACTACTAGATTCGGGACCACCTGCCTTTCTTTTTGAGAAATGGCTAGCCGAGCTCAGAGTAGCACTATCAAATCGCTAATACAGGTAAACAGATACATGCAGCACAACAAAAAAAACACGCCAGGACCGAGGGTCGCATGGGATGACCCGCGCCCTCGGTCCCAACGCCTATAACGGTCCTTACCTTACTTATTTTACAACGAAATTATTTAGCACCTTGTAAATGCAAGTGATGTTTTATGTTTTTTTTCCACGTTTGGCTAAGCCCAAATCAAATGCAAGTTGTGGATAATTCCCGATTCTGTTGTGGCACGACCTACAAACTGCAAGTAAATTAGTTTCGTCCAATATTGAGCCACCCTGTGACCTTCGCACAACCTCGTGTATGTCGCAGCTTGCGTTTTGAATGTACGTCAGTTTTTTGTCGTGCGCAGCAAAAACAGGACAAGCTTCACAATGGGGTCTTTCTGAAAGAAGTCTTTTAACAAGTGGGCGCCTAAGCGCGTATTCCTGTTCTTTCTTTTTTGAACGATACCTCACCCTAGAGATGATATATTGTCGAACTCCCATTTATTGTCTAGTGCAGCCCAAAGGGCTACATCTACATCTGTTGGCTCCATGTCAAATTCGTCCATTAGGGACTTGTGTCGGAGAATTGCCGCTTCAAGAAAATTGGCACGCGAAACAGCTCCTTCGTCTTCGCCAAGGGAGGCAACATAATCAAGTCGTTTGTTCACAAAGAATTTAAACCGTTCAATTTTTGACAGCCGACTGTCGTATGACTGAATTGCTTCGGTTAATAAAATTTGACCATCCCGACCAAGGGATTCGTATCGCTCCAAGTCGGATTGTTTGTCTTCAGAAATACCGTTGATTTGCTCATCGAGATTGCGCACGAGGGCAATCAATGCCCGCTTCCACCGGTCACGATTTTGCGGTAGGTGCAGATATTCTCGTTGCGTTTCAGAAATACGATTTTTTACATCTTCCGCCACCAAGCGGGCAAACATATCGTCATTCATTCGTTGGGTTCCAATATGAGCAGATATGCGATTTATAGTGGCACCAGTTGCAGAGTTTTGATGGGATTGCTGGCCACTTTGAATTGTCATATGAGTTTACTATCTCCTTTTTTGTCGTTGATATTGTATTTCTAACATTTGAAAAATCCTCATCTGTGGGCAAATATTTTTTTGCCACTCCGTCCTTTAGGTATAAAAGTTGAAGATTGAATTCCTTTTTTTGCTCCAATTCAGACAACAGGAGCGCATACAGGCATAACTGAAACCATTTGTCTGCCATATATTGGGCGGCTGGTACTTTTCCGGTTTTATAGTCTGTGATTGTTACAACGCCATCCACTTCCGTCCATCTATCAATAAACCCTTTTATTAAGACACCGTCGAGCTGACCAAAAATTTCATATTCAATTCCATCTGGAATTACCAATGTGGGATTTTCTAACAAAAAAATATTTTCCACACACCACCATGCGCTCCATCTGAAATCATTGATGGGTGTTTTTTTAAGAAACGGAGCTACGGTATCTGCCCAGTTTGCTTCAGTCCATATATGGGTGCAGGCTTGACGAGCTGCCGCAATGGTGCGCTCCTCTGGTTGATATGCGGTATAAAAATACTCAAGCACGTCATGAACAAAGTTGCCGAGCAACGTTGCTGTTGTGGGTGGCTCTTTTATCTTGTCAACGCGAGACAACTTAAATTTCAATGGGCATTGAATGTAAGTTTGAATCGATGAAGCAGATAAGTGTTCTGGTAAAACTCCTATTTCTTCGTTCACTTTGGCGGAGTCTCTATTACTGTTGAACCGCTAAATGATAAACGCATTGCTTCGGTGAGCAGAAAGTTTGCCTGCTGCTCCGTTACCGAATCTTTGTTTGGAGTTGCTTGACCGTTGCTCCACTGGGCCCAAGCAGTGCGAAGCTCTTCTTTTTGCCCTTTGGTCAATTTCTTGCTCAAAGCCATGAAGTTGTCCCAGATGAGTTGTGTCTGCGATGCTTGTTCTGGGGTGGTTACTTGTTCGGCCTCCATTACTTGCTCAATTTCAATTGCGTCGTCGCTGCGAGCAAGATACAGACCAACACCAAAAGCCTGTGCTGCTTTCTTTAATGCATCAGAAATCGCACCTTTAAATTCGTCCCCAAGGTCAAGAATCTGCCCTTGCTTGGTGCGTTTGATTTTTGAACCACCGATTCCGTCACGAACAATCGTGGTGAATTCCGTGGCATAATAAGCAACACGAACATGTGCGATGACAAAGTCTGAGTCCACCGGGTCACGGTGACAGCTTTCAATTGTCATTGACCACTTGTCCACGCCAAAAACTTTATTCAGGCGATTGATGACTTCGCTGATTGGAATGTAGGTGAGGTTGGTGCCGCCCTTATTGATTGACCGCTGCATTTCCTGCGGAAATTGCTCCGACAGTTGCGAATAGAGGTTTTGATTATTGTTGGTCATTATTGTTTTGCCTTTCGTACGATAATGTTTGTTTTTGCTTCGCTAACTTCGCAGAAATTATCTGCGGAGACCCCAATCTTGCCAAGTTCCTTAACTCGCCAGTAAGAAACTGCAGCAAAGTCAAGCATCTTTATCATCATGTCTTGTGGTGTCATAACTATTTCACCAGTGTCTAGGTCAACTGCCATGTCGTTAATTCGGCTAGCAACGTTTTTTGCCAAACCCTCATGGTCCCACTTCTTGCGGTCGGAGCCACCCTTTTTCTCAATCAGGCTTCCGTCGGACGATGAAACTTCTGGAACATTATCCATTTTTTTCATCATGTTGTGACAAATCGAATCATAGAGAATTGACATCTCGGCTTTTAGCCCGTGCATACCAACAACCACATCGGCAGCAGATGTGAGCTCTTCTTCGCTCTCGCAAAGTTCTTTGAAAAGTTTATCGGCAGCCATAAAGTCGCCCGACAACTTTGCAATGAGGTCTTTGAGTTCGGATTTGATGGTAGTGGTGGTTTCGCTATTCATTGATATCCCCTTTTGTAGTTAAACTCTCGTCAGATGATTATAGACACCGGTCTGCGTTGTGGCAACCCCAGCCCGGCCAAAAATGAAAAAGCCCCAACCGCAGAGTCAACCTGGTCATCATGGTCACATGCCTCAGGGAATGACGAAAACTCGTCCAGCCAGTCGGTGAGCCACGGACCACGGACAACACGTATATTCCCATTAGCTACTGCAGCGGAAAACGGACGGGAGCGAGTTAGTTTGTCGCCAGTCGAGCGAATACCCTGAAAATCATATCCAGGAACGACATATCGAGCAAATTGGTCAACAAGGGCTTTGCCAGACGAGCCGGGTTCTTGCTCCATTCGAATCGCTACCGAGTGACCATCTTCATAGGCCGTTTGGGCAATTAGCTGTTCTACTTTTTCGTTTTTAATTCTATGCCTACGAACATCCAGTACGTATCCGATGCCCTGGTCAAAAAGCATTAAAGTCCCTACGGTGTAGTCGGGGTCTGGGTTGGTTGACGACGGCTCGGTTGCTGCTAGGTCCCAAAATCTTACGGCTCGGGCAGAAGAAAGAACCTGTGGAACCTCAGAAGAATCAATAACAACAAAATTAGTTCTATCAAAAATAGTCCCCAATGTTGTAGCCCACCAATCTCCCATTTCAAGACGTCGGCGCTCAATTGGGTCTAGCTCCGACAGGGCTTGACGGTAGGAATCCACATCAATACCTGGGTTGTCGGTCAGCCTGGACGGAACGAAAATTCGACCAGAACTATTTGCCTCAACAATAAATCGTTGTCTAACCCAATTCGGTGCTGGGTTTGACGCGGCCCTCATTCGCAATGGAACCTTTGACAATTCTCCCGTAGCTGGTCGACGTAAACGCGAAAAGAGATACCTATAGTCCGATTCTCGAATTTCGGTTACTTCGTCCATTCCAATAAATTGAAACTCTGAGCCTTTATATCGAAGATAATCGTTTGTGTTATTAAGGTATCCAAACGAAACGCGCGCGCCAGACGGAAAAGTAGCTATATAGGTGTTATTGTTCCAGTGCACCTCATCATAATTTGCTATCCATGAGCGAAACCTGTCCATAAGGGCTCCGGGCAAAGCAAGGTCGGCATATGTTTTTCTGAAAAGAATTGCCGAATATCCAGGCACTTCCACATACTGAAGAGCGGCCATAAGCAATGCTGAGCTTTTACCCCCACCAGCGGCCCCACCAAACAGGGCCTCAATTGAATAAGAGCGCAAAAAAACTTTTTGAGTAAGTGAGGGCGTTTCAGGGCAGTAAAGCGGTTCCTTTGGTTTTAGATATTCAAGAACTTTATCCCAATTTGTCATTTACTGGCCTGCTATCCGTTATGAGCAACAATCCATACTAGTATTAAATTACGCATTGTTATGGTTTTTGACGAGGTCGCATGAAAATAGTACAATGGTTTACTAGAGCTAGAACTGCCAATCTCCTCATGGGGTCATTTATAATTATGACGACAATAGGTGCCTTTATCTTTAGCATTCCGGTCGGGTTTGTAGTGGCTGGCGTGTGCTGCGGCGCCGTCGGCTTGCTGCTTGGACTGGATTAAGTATAGAACATGGCCTGGAATTCACCGAACAATAAATCCGTTTCACCATCAGGGCAAAAATCTGTTATCGGCCCTGGTGCTCCGGTTGCCTATAACAGTGGCCTTCAGGGAAAACCATATCGAGACTCGTGGGACATCGAGCGCGCATATCGGGAGGGCATGCAAAAAGTCACCTGGGTAAATAGGTGCATTGACGCAATAGCGGGAAATCAAGCCAGACTTCCAGCAATTTTACGCGAAAACAATTCTCCGGACGGCAAGATTGTAACAAATAACAGAAACAACAGAATTCTTGATTTGTTGAATAGTAAATCAAATATGGGGGAGAATTCTTTTGTATTCAGATACAGGCTTTCTTCTCAGCTCTTAATGTCTACGCGTGGAGCTTTTGTTGAAAAAGTTAAGGGTAAAAGCGGTCAGGTAATCGCACTTCATCTTCTTCCACCGCAGCACACATCACCAATTCCAGACGCAAAAAGTTTTATTTCCGGTTTTGAAGTTGACATGCGCAATGGGACAAAAGCAATTCTCAAGCCAGAAAATGTTATATGGATTCGCAAGCCACATCCGCTTGACCCGTACTTATCGCTAACGCCGCTTGAGTCTGCTGGAATTGCAATTGAAATAGAGAATCTGTCAAAAATATACAATCGAAACTTTCTTTTAAATGACGGACGTCCGGGTGGTCTTCTCGTTGTGCGCGGCGAAATAGACGATGATGACAAAGACGAATTGCGCAGCAGGTTTCGTGGAAATGTAAATCGCGCCGGTGCGGTCACAGTCGTTTCTTCGGATGAGGGAGTTGACTACGTAGATACCGGCGCAAGCCCACGCGACGCAAATTATATTCAGATGCGTCAGATAACAAAAGAAGAAATTCTTGCTTCTTTTGGAGTTCCCGAGTCGGTGATTGGAAATGCATCAGGAAGAACATTTAGTAATGCAGCCGAAGAGCACAGAGTGTTTTGGAACGAAACGATGTTGCCACATATGGAACTGATTGCTCGAGGACTTGATGAGCTCGATGACGAGCACTATATAGATTTTGATACATCTGAAGTTCCAATTCTTATTCTCTATAAACAAGAACGTGAGCGATATTTGCTTGACGAGTTTCAAAATGGACTGATTAGCGGAAACGAATACAGGAAAGAAACCGGTCGTAAGAAAATAGATTCAGACCTAATGCAGGCAATGTTGGCTAATCCAAACCTTACGCCGATTGGATATACTGACAAAAAATTTGATTCCACACAGCAAGCGGCACAAATGGCGGCAGCAGGTGGAGCACAGCCTGGCATGCCTGGTGTAGCCGCTGCCGGAATGATGCCCGATACACAACCACCAGTGCCAGCACAGGAGGCTGCTGGTCAGGCTGCGCAACCAACAGAGACAGGCGTGATTCCCGCTCAAGTGGTCGACTTTAACGAAAAACCCAACACGATGACTGAGGCGCTCGCTGCAGAGGCTGCAGGGGGGGCGGCGCAGCAGCCGGTAATGGCATCACCAACAGCACTATCGGCGTTTGATAAGGATATGCAGTTTAAGTCAGCCAATAAGCAAATAACCGAATGGGAACAAAAAGCTGAAGAAAATGCAGATAGATGGGTGGAAATCTTAGACAGAAATATAGAGAGATTTATGGAACGACAGCAACGTGTTGTTATGGAAAAAGCCTCTGGTGCAAAATCTAAAAAAATGATTTCTTCAGGAAACTTAAATGTTGAAAATATTTTTGACGAACAAGTGTGGAACAAACAGCTTGAGGAAGATATAAAACCTGTTCTTTCTGGAATATCATCCGATGCGGCTCGCCTAGTCAGCGAGCAATCCGGCATGCCAGCGGAAGAGGATATGGAAGAAATAAAGCAAGATATTGCGCTACAGATGGAAAGAATGAAAAAGATTAATTCAACAACAAAAGACGAAATTTCATCAGCGATACTTATAGCCCTTGCTCTGGCCGATGATGAAGATAGGGCGGGAATGCTGAAGGCGGCATTGCTCGCAATATTTATGAATCTTCTTTCAAAACGTAGACGTATAATCGCAGAACACGAAGCCCAAACTGCTTATAATTGCGGTGTTTATCATGCGGCTAAGGGGGTGGGCGCATCAACAAAAACATGGATAGCGAATAAAGATGCTCAGGTCAGACCGGAACACAGGCTGTTAGATGGAAATACGACATCAATTGACTCAGCTTTTAGTGTTTTGGGCAAAGAAATAAGATTTCCCGGAGACCCGCTTGCACCCCTACATCTAACAATCAATTGTAGATGTAGATTGTCGTTTTCAATTTGAGTTTACTAAAAGACAAGAATAGTTTCGCCAGAACCATCGTTTAATTGTTTATTATTGGATGAACACCATGGAGCAAAGCAAACAATGAGCAACGCCGCAATAGACTTTACTGAAACTCAGTACAAGGCCATCCCTGGTCAAATTAGCACAAATGACTCGAAGGGAATTGTTGAGTGTTTTGTCGCCGCAATTGGCAACAAAGACAGCGTCGGGGACATCTGCTTGCCGGGTTGCTTCAATGGCTCCCTGAGTCGTCGTAAGCCAAGGGTTGTGTGGGGTCACAACTGGAATGAGCCAATCGGAAAGGTGCTTGAGATATATGAAGTTGGGCCAAACGACCCAAGACTTCCTGTAAAAATGAGGACAAATGGAGTAGGGGGTTTATTTGCAAAAGTTCAATTTAATCTTGCATCCGAAAAAGGTCGTGAAGCATTTGCCAATGTAAAGTTTTTTGGCGAAGAGCAAGAATGGTCAATTGGTTACAAAACACTCGACGCCGTATTTGATGCACAAAAACAAGCGAACATGCTTAAAGAAGTTGAGCTCTACGAAGTTAGTCCTGTTTTGCATGGCGCGAATCAATTAACCGGAACAATTTCGATTAAGTCCGACAAACTTAATGATTCAAATACCGAAACAAAAAATCAACAAGGTCCATGTTGGCCAGGATATAAACAAGTCGGCATGAAAAAGGGCAAAGGTGGGAAAATGGTTCCCAACTGTGTGCCCATAGATGGAAAATCCGAAGAAGAACAAGAAGATGAAAAGTCTGCACTTCGCGACCCGAAGGGCGGATTGACCGCCGCGGGCCGCGCGCATTTCAAGCGCACTGAGGGTGCAAACTTAAAGCCCGGAGTAAAAGGTCCTGCCAATACTCCAGAGAAAATGCGTCGCAAGGGGTCTTTCCTTACACGTTTTTTCACAAATCCGTCTGGCCCAATGAAAGATGACAAGGGAAGGCCAACTCGTTTGGCTCTTTCTGCCGCGGCGTGGGGTGAACCAGTTCCACAAGACAGGTCGGACGCAGCAAAATTGGCAGCGAAGGGAAGACGCTTGCTTGAGCGCTATGAAAATTCAAAAAAGAAATCAGATGATGATGTTGTAGAACAGAAAAACATCCAAATCTATTCAATTATCAATCCTTCGGAAAATCCGGTAATTGGACGAATGGGCAATTTGGCAAAAGCAATCTCTACTCATTTTGGCGGGGAAGTCGCAGTTCGTGAAGCAGATAGCAACAATGTTGTTTTTGACCTCTCCAAAGACGGCAGGGTTGAAACAATGCGCGCCACATATCACACACCAAATGAATCTGATTTTATGTTTGGACCAGCTCAGCAAGTTCGAGTTGAAACAATTTATTTACCAATCGATTCAAATGGACAAGTTTCTGGCAGCCCAGTGCCAAGAAGTCCGAATATGCTCGCCATGCCAAAAACAAATGATTGTGGATGCGGTGGAGCATGTGGCGGAAAATCAAGTCCGTTTTCTAGCTGGCAAGAATTCAAAGCAGAGAATCCAGGAGTTCATCTATTCATCAAAACAGAGAACATGGAGATGTTTGAGGTAGCTAATCAAGTTTCCGAATATCACGGCTTTGATGTAGAGCTTCTTTCAGATGGTTTTGTAATTCCAAATATTGATTGGTACGAAAAAGACGCACGCGATGCGGTCATTACCGCTGTTGAGGGCGTAGAGCAAAAAGCATTTGCTCGTATTGGTAGAAGCGCCAGGGCGATTGGTCGAAGGGCTGCAAGAATGGTAAAACCTTCGGAATTCGACGGCGATGGCGACGGATTTAGGACTGGACGCGACGGAAGGGATAATGTTCCGTATAAACCAGACATTGACAACCTCAAGCCAAGAATGATGCCGCCGCGAAGAGTGCCTAAAGAAGTACCCCAAAAAGAACCCCAGCCGCTTCGTATCCCAAAACCGCATGAAGTTCCTCGCCCGGCTCCACGTCCAGCACCAGTGCCAGACCCGCGTCCAGCGCCGTCACCGACACCTGAGCCAGCGGTGCCAGAACGAGAGCCAGCAAAACCAGGCGCAATTTCCGGAAGGATGACGTCGAAAAAACAAAAACGGGCCAAAGATTTGAAAGCCGGAAAATTCGATGCAGAGATATACAAGCGTCGCATGGCAGGTTCTTCACTGGAACAAGAAGCTAGAAGATATGGCGTACAACGAATCGACATCCGTCGAGCAGAGCAACGACATATGCAAAAACTTAGAGCTACAAAAAAACCGGGTCGCCCATCTCCCGAACTTTCTGAAACATTGGGCAATACTAGAAACGTAGTTAATTCCCCAGGGCGCGGCAGGGGTGGTCCGAGAGGTGACGGTCCAACGATTTCCGGTCAAATGGCCCGTCGACCAAGTCGACCGGATTCTTTCTCACCTCGTCCATCGAAATTAGAAAGTCTTTTTAGACAAGGAAGGGAATCTCTAGAAGCGCGGAAACGAAAAGGAAAGGTTTCCAAGCGGCAAGCAATGAGGGATTTGAAATTGGCCAGAGAGCTTGATGCGGCTCGTTACGATAATGAACGATACATCTACCAGCAGCTGCAGGCGCGCGGTATGGAGTCACCGGCGGTGCAGGCGGCCGCAAAGAAGTTCAATGACGATATAGTTAGCGTTATTAATCAGTTGCTTGAGCCAGCAGAAAGCGTAACTGGACCATTGGCTTCAAGAAAAACGAGAAGACAGTCCATGCTTCGTCAGTTAAGGGAAATAGAGATGGACCCTTCAAATCTATCTGGTGTTCCCCAAAGGGCAAAAGAAAGAGCTGTTGCGATGATAGCCAAACGTAATAACTTGACAGAATCGCAAGTTCGTAGAGCTTTGCGAAGAGAGTTGGCTGCTGAGCGTATGGTTCGGGCGGCGCAAATGATGAAAAACAGAAGAAAATCTTTGTCTTCCGTTTATGTTTCAGTTTCGGAAGGCAATGATATTGCCGTAAAGACTGCACTTCAAAGCACAATAGATGAACCGGTATTCATTAAGATAGAGCCACAATTTGTAACTCAAGTTAAACAAGTTGTTGACACTGTTGCCAATTTTCATGGAATTCGAATTACTCAAGCCGAAAATGGATTGAACGTGTTTGGCGCCCATGAGCTTAATGATGATTCGATTGAGGCAATATCTCGAGCAATATACGCAACGTATCTCGACACCAATATTGAGGAAGTAGAGCTGGACAGAATCTTCCCGCAGGGATAGTCGATGAGCCTGAATTATCTAAATCATTTGATTCGTTTGCGCGACAAATCAATTATTAACTGCGACGCCAAGTCTGTCAATAAATACAATAATGAGATTAATAGACATCTGGAAAATAAAGCCCTCGGACCAAAATCACCTCGATACGGGTCGCACCAAAAAAAATCTTCGCGATTTTCGGTGAGAAAGCAAAGACCAAACGTCAGCCGTGATGCGTCTTCTATGGGTTATGCTAAACCTATACATAATCAACGGATTTTTAATAAATACAACTGCATGGTTACTGGAGAAAAGCGCATGGACCCATGTGCTGGATGTAGTAACGTAAAGGGCTGTATTTCTAGTTCAATGCAATACAAGGAGCACTAAACATGAGCGAAAAAGCAGCAGTCGTAAAGTTGAATGCCAACGGTGAAGTTGTTAGCTGCGCCAAGGGTCTTGATGGTGCTGAATGTGGGTACTCGGCGGGCGCAAAGGTTTGTGGCGCATGTGGGGCAATGGCTCTTTCGGTCAAGAATGATGACGGCACCGAAGTTAAAGTGGCCAAGAAAAAGAACATGCTCAATATGGCCGCGATGGATTCCGACCTGGACGATGAAATGTCTCCAGACGATGAAGACACGGAGGAGATGGAAGACGAAGACATGGAGCTCGTTGACGACGAAGACGACGACATGGACGCGGAAGACATGGACGACGACGAAGAGGGCATGGATGACGACGAAGAAGATGAAGAAGACGACGAAGACGACGAAGACATGCAAGACCTTGACGAAAAAATGTATGCCGAAGATGACGACATTGACGAAATGCTCATACGTCGGGCGTCACCAAAGAAAAAGAAAAAGGGCGCAATGGTCATGGGCCCCAATGCCGACGTCGAGCTAGAAGAAGACGAAGACCAAGAAAATATGTACACTGATGAATCTGCGCTTCGCAAGAAGATGCGCAGACGTCGACTTGGCACGATGGGATATAAGTCGGCCGATTTTGATGACAGTGCGTTCGTTTGTGGGTTTGACCGCAAGGTCTATCCGGGTGGCGCCGGTGTCTGCGACAGCTGCCCAGGCGGATGTGTTTCCGAAAAGGGAATGCCAGCGCTAATCGAAATTGAAGGTATGGCAGAAGACATGTTCAGGGGCAAGGTTCTTGACTCTGGTTACTCGGATGAAGCTGACCTTTTCATTGTTGACGTTGAACGCAAAGATGGCAAGCCGGTCGAGGTGTTCTTCGACGGCTCAACCGGTGAAGTTATGGGTTGGCACATGCTCACTCAAGATGTTGTTCAAGTTAAGTCGGCACTGCAGAACAAAGTGATGATTAGCTTTGGCGAGGCGGCAGACATTGCCGTTAAGTCAGTCGAGGGTGACATCATTGCTGTTGAACCAGACGTGTTCGAGGGTTTTGATGTTTATGCCGTAGAAATCGAAGGCGTCAATGGCAAATCGTATGATGTGTTCGTTGGCCTAGATGGTGAGGTTCTTGGCTACGACGAATACACCCAAGAAGAGGCTTCCGAGATTGAAGCTGAAGCAGCCGAGATTGCACTAAAACGCGCTTACTCGGAAGAGTCTCGAGGCACAATGGCGAAAGCTGGACTTGCCTTGCCTGACGGTTCATTTCCAATCAAGGATGAAGCTGACCTCAAAAATGCCATTCAGGCATTTGGTAGAGCCAAGGATAAATCAGCGGCAAAAGCTCACATTATGAAGAGAGCTGTAGACCTTGGTCTGGAAGAGGCAGTCCCACTAAGTTGGGTCTCCAAAGAAGATATGGAAAAAGCCAAGAAAGATTACACCGCTGAGGAAAAGTCAGAAGTAACGGACTTTTTGTCAAACTTGATGGAATTTGAAATGATGTCCATCGAAGAGGAAATCAACAAACCAAAACCTGAATAAGCTAATATGGTTGTTGTTCCACAACTTAGTTAGGTCATTGCGGTTTTTGGTGCCGCTTAGGAGCAACAAGTGGGTCAATCATATTCCAATTTTGCGGACCGCAGGCTAAAACAGCTGTCCAGGAATGACGTTGTAGAAATAGGTTTTACCCCTCAAGTAAATACAAAAGTCGACAAACCGGAGAAGACAAAACCCCAAGAAAAGTATTCCAACCCGTACGAAGAATATATTAAAACTTGGGAACCCGGGGATGTCATACCCTTGGTACCACCGGGGAAAAAGATGCAGTTTTGCACCTTTAATCCAAACACGCTTGATGTGGACTCAACATTTATGCAGTCCACACACAGACACGTTTCTCCAACAAAATTTAAATCCGGCGAACCTGAGGATATTGAATACAAAGTTCTTGGCAGAAAACTAAAAGACAGTCTTGAATCTTTGTTGAGAAGAGCAGCAAACTCCAGAGGATTGTGGGTTGATGACAAAAATAAACTTAGATGCCCTCCAGGAACTCCTGCCGCTAATCAATTTACTGACATAACTGGGTCAAACTGTTTTATACCATCTCCCAGAACTGCAGTGCAAAGCGGAGCGCGAGCGGTGCGCAGAACCGCTAATGCCATAGCGCAAGCAACAACAGCCACCGGCGAAAGAGCACAAGGTGGAGCAGCTGGGGCAAGGGCCGCTACACAACGAATTCAAGACCTTGGCTTTGAGCAAGTGCAGTCCGCTATTGATTATGGCGGGAGAATTATTCCGACCTCAGAAGGAATAGCTGGTTCAATGCGCATTCCTTCCGCATTTTCGGGTGGAAGAATACGCAAGGCTTCCACCAGAGTCCCCAGCGGCAGGCGTAGCGCTTTAAAGGGTGGACAGCACCCAGACAGTGGACTGGGAGTTTATTTGCTCGGCTTCCGAGAACAACTATGGAGGGGTCAAAGAGCAACTCAACTTGCGCGCGACACACGAGAAAGAGCCCAAAAATATTACAACCGTCCAGACGCATTGAGACTTCCTCCAAGTCAAGGCTTCCCACAGGGGCGGCCTGTTGGCGATATAAGCGAAAAAAATCAGTTTGTTTCAGTGATGTCTGAATTGTTCCCGAATGTAGCCGTAGGTGAAATAGAAGAAATGTTTGATAAGGCAATTCCGCAACAGCTAAGCAGGGGAGAAAAACGGAAACTAAAAGAAGGGCTACTGCAATATTGGTATTCATGGATAGCGGAGGCGATTGCAAACCCAGAGCAAGCAAAATGGGTAACGACAATGGAAATAGATGAAAAAATGGGTTCCGCATTTGAGGTCCAACTATTACCCGCCGCACCATCTCCAGCAACTGGAGGAAGAAGAATTAGTCAAGCCGCAGCCAATGCCGCAAAACAAAATGCCTATGAACAGGGTGGAGTGCAATTTACCTTAAAAATGAATCCATTCAATATGTGGAAACAAATGAGCTCAACAGGGTTTGACAGAAACGGAAGAGCAAACGGAATTGCTGACTCTGTCGAAGGAGACATGCATTATTTGGCCACGCACGAATTTGGTCACCTCATGCACTTTGCATCGGTAATGGAAACGTTGGGTTTTCAAACTGCAAATCTACAGAGATATCAAGTTGCCCGCAAACTTGTAAAACCCAAAGGCATGCCAACTGCACAGTGGCAACGAGAGAGGTTTTCTAACGCATGGATTATTGATTTTCGAAATGCGCAAAATCCCACCGGAAATGCCAGCGTTCAACTTCTAATTGATTCTGCCACAAATCTTAGCACTAGACAATATTACCGTTCTGGAACTTGGGGAAATGTTATTGGTTACACAAAACAGGACCTAGAAACTGATTTGAACAACTTCCATAACGCGCTAGGCGAGGCAATAGAGAACAACATTACTGATAATGCTGACGACCAATTGCTCATGAGACAATTTGCTGGCGGCGTATATGGAGCCACCAACAACCTAGAAACCCGCGCAGAGTTCTATGCGGCTCGAAGACTTTTTGGAGACCCAAAATTAACTGGTGGCCAAACCGGTTTGCCCGCCACGGTGGATAAGTTTGCTAGCGCAATGGCCGCAAAACAAGGCTCATTAAAAACCTCTGCACAAATTCGAGCAGACTTAGACGATGTTGGCGAAAGGGTGTTTAATGTCCCTGGCGATAAGTGGAATATCACTGGGAAAATGTCGAGTTCCAGTCCGGCACAACGACCAACATTAAAAACACAAGCAGTAAGAAGAGCTGTTGACCAAAACTATTCGCGACGAAGAAGAAACGATAACGAATTTTCAATTACTGGAAGAATGAAGCCCGGCTCGCAGAATGAGAGAACATCTGGTTCTCGAGACTGGAAAAACCGAGATACTTTGAGTTCACCAAACACAAATAATCCAAACGCATCGACTGGCAAAGAAAGACCGATGATACCAATGATGCTGCAGACGACTCTTGGTCCGAATGCGGTGCGCGACTGGAAAGCCAACCCTCCCCGCACCGATGCAGAAAGGCGCGAGTGGGAGGAGTACATCAACCGGGTGAGATTTGCTGCTCCAGCAGATGAGCCGAACACCCCGATATCTGGAAAAATGTCAAGCGCACCCAAGTCGCCGGACACAATACCAAACAGAAATCCATTTGAAATTTCCGGTGTTGACAAGTCTTCCGATGAAGGCAGAGAACTCGGAATTAATTATACGTATGCATTGGTGGCCGCCGGGGACCCAGAATTAATGGATGGAGCAGAGACTTACACTATCGACCAAGTGGACGAACTTCTCTATCGCGCATCAACTGGTGATGCTGCGGCAAAAAGAGAATACGATGAGCTTGTAAAACGCGGCGAACGATTGGTTAAATTGGCAGAAAGAAAAATACACGACAAGCAAAACCAACCCATAACGTCAATTGACCCCCAAATGCAGACACATAGAGATATCCAAACCATTCCCGGCGGTTCCAGATATCGCCGCTCTGAATGGGAAGACATAAATATTGATGAAATGAAATTTACGGACCTTTATGCGGTTCATGAAACTCCATTTGATGTAGAACAGGATGAGAATGGTAATTTTATTCTTAAACCACATGGAGACCACACCGGGTCTAATAGGAACACAGTTCATGTCGGACTAAATCATCGCGTGCTCGGCCACATGGAGCGCAGTGGTTCTAAAGCTAAAAAAGCAGTTATCTTCAACATGAACGAGTTCCTAGAACTAAATCCAGGCTCCATAGATAATCTTTATGGTGTTGACACAATATTGACACCAGCAGTTGGTCGAAGTCTCATTCTGCCTAAATCAACACAAATTGTTACTTACGATTCGGACGACAACGACAATAGGAATCAGCAGGTATTGGAGGGCTTGCAAAAAGCTGGAGCGCGTTTTTCTTTTGTAGGGGGCGGAACCACTGACAAAATGTCAGACAGCGAGGTAGATGAAAAAATAAGGCAACTTGCGCAAGAAAGAAATTTAGTTTCTGCTCACGCCACGCGACATCCAATGTATAACCACGAGCTGCGAAGAGCCCGAAATAGCGACGGAGAGCTAAATGTCATAGGCTCGGATAAGGGTCCACTTATTGCAAGAACTAGGTTACCAAACAACGCACGCGGAAATTTCGATGAATGGACAGTAACTGCGGATAGAATAGCAAAACTAAGTCCTAATGGGCGTTCGCGTTTGTTTTCAAAAGATATGTGGGCAAAAAGAAATTTCACACCTAAGCCGCAAGACGCACGGCAATCAATATCTGGAAGTATGTCAACCTCAAGAATTAAGAAAAACAAACAAGGCGTTCCCCAATACCCAAGAACCCCAACCTATGGGCCAATGCTCGGCGACGCAGAACGAATTTTTGAAGGAATTAGTTCTTGGGATGAATTCAGAAAAAAATATGAC